CTCAGTGCTCTGTCAACTTCTCTTAATTCACCTTGCAATGCTGTTGACTGTCGGTTTACGTCCCTTAATGCATTCTGTAAACCTTGTGTTTCACCGTTAATCTCAACTGTAATTCCTCTTATGTTATTTGCCGTTACCCCCACCTCGCTTTTTTTTAAAATATTAATTTACACAACACTTTAAAACTATTTTTCAAAATACACAAAACTTAGTAGTGCATCAACTGGGTAAACGCCAACAAGTCTATCGTCTTTTTTAATTATCATGCATTTGCCATCGTAATTAAAATCATCAAACTCTTTTTTATCCCAAACACATTTTTTACCGTTCTTAAATGCAATTTCAATACGTTCCATTTTTCTTTACCTACCTTTATTTTTTAAAATGACTTCTTAATTCGTCTCTGTCACAATCTGTTTGGTCCAAGTACCAAGCGTTTTCAAGGTATTCTCTGCCTTTTTCACTTTGATTGCAATTAAATATAAATGCATCCCTGAGATAAGTTAGATATGTTACAACGTCTAGTTCTTCTATCTCTGAAAACTTTAATCCGGAGTAATCAAAGATTGTCTTTAGCTCAATTGTCTCAGATGTGTAGTAAGTCTTTTTTTCTTCATCTGCCGGGTAAAACGGAATACTTATTTTTTTTTAATATTCGCAATCCAGCCCATCAAATCCTGAAATAATTCTGATGCCTCAACTATGTCAAGATCATCAAGCACTTGCTCAGGGCTTATTTTCTGTCCGTCTGTATTATTGCTAAGCAGTGCGGATAAACCATTTGCAAGCGTTTCAAGCGCTTTGCTCTCGTCTGTTGACATATGAGTCAAATCGTTAAGAGTTCTCATTTTAGGTGGCTTTACAGTGAGCTTATCGCCGTTATAATCAACCTGTATGTTATTACCTATTACCTGTGTTTTCATTGTTATCCGTTATCCTCCTAAAACGCCGCACTAAGGCGGCGTATTGTTATTAACCTATGTTGTCAACTACTGTAACTGTACCGACTGCCTTTGCCTTGCTTTCTCCGTCAATCTCAACAACTGTTATAATCTGTCCTGCTGTTGCTGCTATTTCTGTAGTGTTTACCACAAGTGCGGCCCATCCTGTCGTACATGCCGCATCGTATGCTACGTCAACGGCTGTCGCCCCTATCTTGTATGCATATGTGTTACCGCCAGTTATTGCAGGTGATATTGCACTCACCTTTGTTTTGCCGGTTGTGGCCTTAGCGAGAGTAAGAGATAAAATTCCAAGTCCGAGTATTTCCTCAGAGAATATAACAAGTGTCCCTTCTCCGTCCATTGGCTCAGCCTTAAATTCAGGGTTAATGACAGTCTCTTTATCTTTTGCAAAAGCCAGTGAAAATCCTGCTGTATTGCTGCCTACAACGGTAACTCTTGCGTCACCGTCAGCCTTATCAGTATGAACAAACCTGACTGCGTACTTCTTGCCGTTATCGTTGTTCTTGCCTCCAATTTTCAGTGTTCTGATGCCGCCTGCTTCTGTGATTCTGCCTGTACTGGACAATCTGTTCAGTGTCGCAAGATTCCATGTACAGACTCCAAGTTTTAATGTCGCTTCTTCGTCGGTCATTACTGTTTTTGACAAAAGTCCGTCGTCAGGCTTGGCAGTATAAAATGACGGTTTATATTCCAACGTTGCTCCGCCGCTTACGTCACCTAGTTTATTTGCATCTGTTTCAAAGTCAGCGTCTTCCGGGATTGTACCGGTAAACTCTGTAATATAAACTTTACCTGACCCGATGCGGATTTTCTGTTTATCGTTTGTGTTTGTATGTGCCATGTTTTCACTCCTTGTTAATTGTCGTAAATTCGTATGCTATCATTAAGAGGTTTTCGTCTTCTATCCATGACTCTATTTTGCTTAACTCAACATCAGAAAATAAGCTTTCTATTTGCTTCTCAAGTGCAATATTTTTTGAGTCTGTGTACAATTCGATTATGATGTTATCATCACTTATCAAGTTTAGACTGTCTGCACCATGTTTTCGACTGTTGTCAAGATAGTAAACAAGAAACGGAGGCTCTTGGGCAGACTTAAATACTCTGTATGCTACCGGAATACCAAGTGTTTGTAATCTTGCATATGTTTCTTGCAATTTCATCTGCCAATCGCCTCCTCTATTCTTCTCATTAATTCTGTTTCGGCTTTTTCTTCAGCCGGTTTAATGTGTGGTATTGCGTTAACACGTCCGCCGTTCCGCTTGGCGTGACCGTGTTCGAGCAGATGCGTTAAATGATATCTTGTTTTGTTGTATACAATTGCAGTTTTCTTTGATCCGCTTTGCTCTATTTTTATACGCCATCCCTTTTGATAGTCTCCACCATCTTGACTTTTCGGGGATTTTTCTTTTACGTCTTTGAGCAATTCTTTTCCGGCTTCTTCTATTGCGTTGCTTACTGCAACTTCGACTTCACTTGTATATTCTCGCATCATATCAGCAAGCTGTGCCGATAAATCATCCATTGCCAGACCTCATTTCGCAATACAGTTCGATGATTTCGTCCGGTCTTTCATACGTTCGGTATATCTGATACATCGTGCCGTTGTATTCAACTAGATCTTCGCTGTTATAGTCGAATGCTGATATTTCAAGAACGAATTGAGGTTTAAGGCCGCTTTGAGCGGCTTTGTAAAATTCGTTTTGCGATATGCTTTTCTTTGTACAATAGATTTCAGCCCTCACGGCAGTTGGCGGCAGTTCCTGCCCGATTTCGTCTCGACCGTTCGATATCGCCGATATTAAAAAAGCTACATCATCCAACTGTATCACCGTCCTCGTCTGTCATTAATGCCATACCGTCACGTATCATTTCATAGCACGTTCTATTTCGTTCTGCCGTTTCAGACTTTCCGAAATAAGATTTGCAGTATAAAATTACTGCTTGCGTTAAAAGCGCATCTCCAGATGTCTCCTTATCATCAACGTTTAAAACTCCTACCCTTTTGAGGTCTGCTTTACAGGCCTCAATTAAGGGTGCGAGTTCATCGACGTCAAATGCATCTGTTTTTATGCGTAGTGCCATTTTTACTTTAGCAAGCATTTAAATCACTCCGTTGTGTCCTCAATTGTAATTGTCAATGTGCAACTGTTATCCTTGGTGAATGTAACTGTAAATACCTTTTCGCCTGCTGACAGCGTTGAGAGATAATCTTTTTTGATTGTGATTACGCCGTTACTTAGTGACCAGTATGTTCCGCCGTTCTTTAATACTTCTGTTTCACCTAAGTAAAGTTTTGATACTGTTCCGCCTGTGCCACTTGTCGCAGTGATAGCTAAATCCGTATAATTTGCACCCGAAGTGTTCAAATCAAAGGTAGCTGTGGCCGGAGTCACTGCGTTTATGAGTTTTTTACTATCACAGTAACAAGGCCGTTTTTATCTAACGTCTTGCCATCTACAAGCATGATAGCTTTTGTAATCTGATCGTCTGTTGCCTCATCTGTGTACTTTTTGATTGTCATTTCGTAGTTTGTATTAATTGCGTACCTTGAAAAGTCAAAGATAGCGGCCACAACTGTGTCAGCTGAAACTGATGTTGCAAATGCTGACATGTAAGGACTAAACTCAACTCTACGTCCGAGTATAACGTGTTCAGGTTTGCCGTCAATACCTACTGAAACTCTTGCGATCGGCTGCCCTGTGGTGTCTTTAAGTGCGATAATCTGATTATAAAATGTCTTTTTAGGCATTACCCAGATTGCGCCTGCTTCGTATTCTTCAGGAAGTGCCGCCTCCGCAGCCACTAAAGTTTCAAATGTAAAGTTGTTGCCCTCTGTAATTTCAATTTTCTGTCCTGAAACTGGAGTCTCAGTTAAGAAACCAACCATCTGATTTCCGTCAGAACCGTTGCCAGTAAACATTGACTGTTCAACCGCTTTAACCATAGCCTTGGAAACCTTGTCAACAAAGTCTGCTTCAAACATTTCAAGTGTAACAATAGATGCTTCAAATGACACTGCAACCTTGCAAATAAGCTTTCTGTAAGCAAATGTAACTGCTCCTGTTGGTGCTTCCTGCGCATCTGCTGTTCCACGCTCTGATACCCACGATGCAGTCAGGTCAATGTTGGATGTTGGAACGGTTACGCCACCCTTAATGTTTGTCTTTGTAGCCATAGCAAAAAACTTACCAACATTTTCAAGCTTGCTGTAAATCTTCTGGATTAACACGGACGGAATAACGCTTGTAACCTCTGATGTTACGGTCTGAGCGTCGATGTTAAGGAACTTTGCCGGAATTGCTGTGCCTGAAATTACTTTTGCCATGAATGCCTTTCGGTATTCCTCAGAGTTGTACATGTCTGTTTTGTTTGCATATGTCTGTTCTGTTGTCATCTGTGTGCCGCTTGCCATCTGTGCCGTCATGGAGTTTGCCGCTACTACCACACCATTGATTGCGTTAA